CAAGTTCTTATTGTGCTTAATGTTTTTTGCCATTTGTTTTTTGCCCTCATTTAAGATATGTATTTTCAATGCGCGCGAAGCAAATTTAAATTGGGGAATGTTTGTAAATACGCCGCGAGCATTTTGTCTACGGTTTTCATTTCTAGCCCATGCTTCATACACCCATTCTTGTAATTCAATCTTTAAGCGTTTTGCCATTTCATCAATCCGTTTCTTCCGCGCGTGGCGGCTCTTGAGTTTAGTAACACTTGCAAAGGCGCAAGGCGGCGCGCCGTCCAGTACGGACGGCGCGCGCGCCTAGTTACTTCACGCGCCGATTTTGGTTGCTTGGTAAGGCGCGCCAATATGAGCGGTAGCAATTTCTAGTTGCTTGATTGCAAACCGAATTGCGCCCGCGCGCGTTCTAAATGCCCATTGAAATTTGATAACCCGATCTTCTTGGCAACAATGCAAGGTAGCCAACTCGCGGCGCATTGCACCGCCGAAAAAGAACCCGCTATTTTCGCCTACAACCGCGGCGTAAATTTGCTTTTCTGTTTTTACCGTTACGATTGCGTTTTCAATTCCGTAAGTGTTTGCGGTTTTCATTTTCTCAATCCGTTTCTTCCGCACTTGGCGGCTCTAAGTTTTGTCGGGTTGAATCTTTTGATTCATGCCCGCGTAAATATCTTACATCGAATCTATACCTTTGCAAGTAGACTTATTGATATTTTCTAATATTTCGCAAATTTATTTTCGTACTGGCGCTTTTTTAGAATCGCCCTTTTTAGCAAAAGGCGGGCGGTTTTCACCGCCCGCCCGTACTGGCGGTTTTTTTTAGACTTCAACCGCGTCCGCGTCCACATAATCCGCCGCGCCGTGCAAGCCTACCAACCCATCCATCATGCCCGTAAGCCGTGAATTACGCGCGGGGCTCGCGGTTAGGCTTGGGGATTGCTTCTCGATTTCCGTAAAGCAATTGAATAACTTCCAAGCCGTAGGGCGCGTATAGGCATCATCGCCAAATTCCGCGGCGCGTTCCGCAAATCCGCCGCTACCGTCCGCGCGCGTCCATTCATGGAGTACGCGCGGTAGTTGCGTAGTATTGATTGCGCGGCGCTGGATGGCGCGTACCATGAAATCATGCGCCACATAATCACCTTGCCGCCCTTCGGGCAAGGCGTACGCCTTGTAGGCTTCCATGCGTTCCGTTTCGGTAGCCATTGCTTGCGCCATGCAACCAAACGCTTTAGATACCAAGCCCGCCCAATCACGCGAAATAAAGCGCGTATGCTTGCGCGCAAAATGGAACACACTTGAGCCGCGCCCGCTAAAGTTTAAATTATCGCATATCCCTAAGTTTACGCCGAGCATTCCTTCCGCAGTAAAACTTTTATCATGGGCATTGCGTAAACCTATGACCCAATCAAAGGCGCTTTCGCCATTCATCAAGCCGTACGCCTTGCCAATATCGCCGCCATTGCGCGCCAACTTGAGAAGCCCAAAGTAGCGCGCGCCGTCCACTCCAGCGAGGGCGTGAACTTGTTCGGATACTGACCAACCCAAATCGCCTAGCGTTTCAATTACGCTATCAATTACGGTTTCATGCGCAACGGGATAATGCGTTTCCGTAGGCGCGGGCGTAGCCGTCCCGCGTACATCGTCCATTGAAACCGCGTTTCCGCCACACATAAGCATTAAAGTAGACCCGCCTAGTTTTACATTTGCCATTGCTTCAATCCATTTCTACCGCACTTGGCGGCATAAAAGTTTAGTAATCCTTGCGAAGTTGCAAGGCGGCGCGCCGTCCAGTTCGGACGGCGCGCGCGCCTAGTTACTTCAATCGCCAATGATTGTTCCCTTTAATACATATTGGGCAACTACGCCCAAAGTGAATTTGCCAATAGTCATGCCGTCCGCAAGTTTCTTAGCGGCTACATAAGTTGATTTTGTAGCCATGCATTGCACTTGTCCATCATGGCGCAATTCCGCGAATGGGCTTACAACTGAAAATACTACTTTTAAATCTTCAATTTTAGTTTGCGGAAATTGCGGGTTCATTTGGTTAAAGAAAACCAATGAATTAAGTAGGGCGGATTCCGCGGCGCTATCAATCGCGCCTTGCGCTTTTGCTTTTGCTTCCGCATTTACGCGGGCGCGCGCAATGTAATTTGCAATTGTATTATTTGGGTCATGCTTAATTTGATTACTCATTTTCTCAACTCGTTTCTTCCGCACTTGGCGGCTCTTAGTTAGTCGGGTTGATTCACTTGAATCATGCCCGCATGGATACTTTACATCAAATCTATACCTATGCAAGTAGACTTTACGATATTTCGCAATATTTCGTAGATTTATTTTGTACTGGCGCTTTTTTTAAAGTGCCCTTTTTAGCGAATGGCGGGCGGTTTTGACCGCCCGCCCGTACTGGCGGTTTTTTTTTGGCTTCAACCGCGTACATCATGCGGTAATAAATCCCATTGCCGCCTAGATACCCAACCTAGATTGCGGCAAGTTGCGCACCCGTTCCCCTCACATAGCGGGCACACTTTATACGGGCGCGCTTGTTCAACGGCGCTACGGGCGTTTGCGTAGTCACTCGCGGCGCTTTGGCGATTAACAAAAGTTCCATGCTCACTTTTGCATAGTGCCGCTAGGCGCGTTTCGTTCTCATCATGCATTCGCAAGAAATGTAAAATCGCCGCATCGCTGGATTCCATTTTAACTTCGACCGCGCCAACCGTAGAAACATCGCCTTCGTATTCATCAATCACTTTTTGGGCTTGGGTTTCTATTTCAGTAGCCGCCGCACCAGCGGCTAGGTAGTTAGAAATTGTTTGTTCCGAAACGCCGCAATGCTCGGCTAAAACTTTGTTGGTGGAATCGGGTTTTGCTTTAAGCGCCAACATGACCGCGCGCGCTTTGTCCGCATTGGTTCGGCGTTGACCATGCGCGCGGTTCGCCGCGGCGGCGTTCCATATAGCATCGTTCAAAGTGCCCGCGGTTACATTTGCATCTATCGTCCCGTCCGCGTCAATCAATCGCGCGGCTAGCACCCTATGCCATCCATCGCAAACCCAAGCCGTCCCGCCCTCAAGAATAATTTCAACGGGCGGGAAAATATTTCCTTCGCGCATTGCTTCGGCGTATTCCTCAACTAGACCAACCTTTAATTCCGTACGGCTTTGCGTTTCCGCGGCAAGCAAAAGCACTTTCAATAGAATCTTTTGATTCGTTCCAGCGTTCAATTCTGTATACCGATTTTCTTTTTTTGTTTTCTTAGCCATTTGTTTTACTTTCTAAATTTGATTTTTTAGCGTTAGTGAAGTGAGGGCAACCTACGAAATTTTATTTTTGTAGGCGCGCTAGCGTATAGCGTTTTGGTCGGGTTGCTTGTTTCACCATTTCGCTTCTAGGTTAAGAAGCCGCTATCCAAGCAATGAAGCGCCCGCGCAACAAGCACGGGAAGCGTAGTAGGTTGCTCATCTACGCCATGACGCGCCCAATGGTTACCCATTGAACCCGTAACCTATTGCCCTATCGACGCGCGGGCATGGCGCGAATGGTTGCCCCGCGGGGCTTTGGCGTTCACCATTTAACGAATCTAGTTTTTTTTCCGCCCGTTGACATATCCCGCCAAGTAAATCAGTAGCGCCACTTCAAACAAAATAATGGCTTGCAAGTATTGAATCATCATTCCATAAACTTATTTGTGGACGGGTCAAGCCCCGCAACTTCTTCCGCGGTTTCAATATCCGCCGCCGATGGTTGTACGGGACTGGCGGTTTTTTTTTCTATCCATGCGTTGACGCGCGGCATCCAAGTAGGCAACCATTGCGCCAAATCTTCGGGCGGCTCTAATCCAGCGCCGCGCATTGCCGCCGCAAGTTCATCTAGTGATTTATTAGCCGCCTTCAATTTCTTTTTGATTGATACCGCACCGCTTAGACCTACTACCGCTTGCGGAATGTGGCGCGTATCATCGCGTTTATCAACTTGGTTTTCATCTTGCTTCGGTATCAATAGCAAATCGCGAAGGTAATACGCTAGCGAAGTTGTGAGCGCGCCCGCTAGCGCCTTGTCCAGCGGTCTACCTTTATCTTCGATAATGGGAAACGCGTTAGTTGAATTGCCTAAATCAATCGGCATTGGCGAACCCTCAAAAACCAGTTGAAAATGTGAATGTAGCCATATGCCCATTTCATTCGATTCAATACGCCACGAACGCACTAGCGCCAAGCCCGCGCCATTCAGCGCCACGCGCGCCGCGGTTATTACATCTTCCGCGCTTGCGTATTGGTAGCGGTGGAAAGCATTGGTTGAATCTTTAGTCACGGGCTTCATTTGCTTTTGCGCGGATACCAGCGCCGCGCACCAACCCGCGCGTTCTCGCGCGCTATTCATTTCATCAATTGCAAATTCTTTTATTTTTGTCATTGGTTAGATTCCTTTTTTTTCCGTACATCAATACGGTTATAAACGGACGGCACTACAAATATTTTTTCAAGTTCAGCGTGTTCCGCGGCAAACGCCTTTCTATCGAACCGTTCGGTTTGCACTTCGGTTACGGTCACCGAATGCGCGCCGCATTCGCCGCGCTTGTTTGTCCCTAGCGCGGTTACCAATTCCGATTGCGCGCTAGCGTGTTCGGCTTCGGCAATTTTCAGTTTTGCTTTGGCTTCGGCTTCGGCTTCAAATAAATTTTGCGGCAATTGCGCCACGGTATCAGTTCGCCGTATTTGCTTCAATAGGTCTATATTTGCGCGCCCAACTGGCGGGATTTTTTTTACAATGTGTAATTCCCACCATTTCGCGCATTCACTCATTACATATTCTGAAAATTCCGCATCAAAAGGTAGGCGGTAAATCTTAAACGCTAGACCATGCGAGCCGCTTAAACACGCCACATATGCAAGCGCGGAACTACTACACGCCATTTGAAAAGATACTTGTACTTTGACGGCTTCGGGTATTTCATCGGTCATTTCAGCGCCCCAACCTTCGGTGATGCCCGTGGTTTTTACTTCAACTAAATCAGCGCCCCGCCGCGCTTCCCCAATCATCCCATCTATATTGGCGCGGAAGATTGGCAAGTGACCTATGTATGAACTGGACGGGCGCACCACGCGCAAGCCCAAGCGTTCGCCCGCAAGAGCAAGTAGCGGCGCTTCAAGAACCGTACCTAGGCGCATGGCGTTATTTTCTTCAGTCGGCGGTACTTGCCCCGTTTTTTGTAGCCACAAATCGTAACTACTACGCCAACGGTCTACGCCCAAAATCGCGGGCGCGTCACTTGAGCCGATGGATTTCATGCGAATAATTTTTTGCTTTTCTGTAATCACTTCTTCCCTTTCGTACGCGGTCTACCGTTTGCAAGCGGTTTTAATTTCCGAACTTGGGCGCTAGTCCAAACATTGATACCGCCGAAAACTTGCGGCGTAACGCCGCGAGCCGCGGCTAATTGATTTATGCGGCAAATGGATATCCCGTAGACCGCCGCCGCGCCTTTGGTATCGAATAGTTTTGTTTGTGCTTGCGCCATGATGGTAACTCTAGCGGGTCACTAACCCGAATGCTTGGTTTGTTAAAGAACTATATTTTTTTGCGCCAGCGCCCGCCATTTCCCAACTTTTGGGTTGAGCATGGCGGGCGCTAAGTTGCTATAGGCTACCAAACCCGTACGCGCGCGCCGCTACTTGTTACGGCATACAGTAAATAAATGTAACCTTGCCACCCGTAGGTTTTATTTGACCAATTCAAATAATTTATGGCTACGCGCTTTTTGTTGCGCGCAAAATTCAAAACTACATCGCCGCTACTTACGCCCTCATTGGCGCATCTAACTATTTCAAACCGTACCGCGTTAATTCTTTTATTTGAACTCGGCATTTTAGTTACCGCCTTTCGCCGCGCCCGTATCCGCCACAATGCCTAGACCATTTGGCAAATCTTGAATGCAAACCAATTCATACCCAAACCGATCATGGAAGCGGTTACGCAGTTCAATAATTTCCGCGAGTGCTTCAAACGGCGCAATCTTAGTTGCATACTTGCAAATCGCAATAGCGTTTATTTGATTAACGATTTCTAATTTTAGTTTCGCCGCGGCGTTTGCTTGGTTAAAGTTTACGCGCGCTACTTCATATGTGGCAATATGCATAAACAAATTATGCTTTTCTTGAAGCGCGCTTTCTTGTTCTACATAGGCGGCGTATTGTTTTCGCGTCATGAATTTTGCGTTTGCAGTTTTCATTTTTGTAATCCATTCCGCCGCGCTAGGCGGCTTTAGTTCGTCGGGTCGGTTCGCTTGAACCATGCCCGCATATATAAGGTACATCAAATCTATACCTTTGCAAGTAGACTTTGCAATATTTTGCAAAATAAATTGCGTACTGGCGCTTTTTTAGAAGTGCCCTTTTTAGACCGTGGCGGGGGGTTTTGTATCCGCGGGCGTACTGGCGGTTTTTTTTTCCGTTTCCCAAGCCGCATTGAATGCCGCATCGGACGCGCGGCGGCTAGCGACATACTCGCGGATTGATTCGGGGCTATCGGTACTCAATACCGATTTCAACAAATCTACTTCTTGTATTTTTTTCTTGGACGGCAAGTAGCCGAACAAAACTTTGAGCGCGCTACCTAGCCCCGTACTAAATAGCAAGTAGCACACTACTAACCCACCCAAAACAAGTAGACCAAGTTGAAGCGTTGCCAACCAAGCGGGCACAATATCTTTTATTTTAGGAATGCTATTTTGAATATCCGTACATTCATTTTGAATTTTGGCGGCGGCTTCCATAATCTTAGGCGCGTGTTTTGTTTCGCCTTCGGATTCCAGCGCGGCGGCTTCTTCGCGGATTGTTTGCGCGTGGCGATAGACTGAATTTGTGCTAGTCGCTATTTCTTGAGCCGCGGAACATCCAACCGCAAAAAATAAAACGCATTGCGGCAACGCGCGCCATAGCCGCAACGCGGGCGCGTACGGGTAGGGGTTCACTTGCGGGCGAACCAACTAGCCACGCGGTGAACGGGAATAACATGGGCAATAAGATAGCCAACAAAAAAACAAGCAAGCGCCGCCCATACCGAACCAAGTAGACTTTCAATAGTTGCTAATTGCATCATTTGTAATTTCCTTATTTGAGTAGGTTCATGCGCCGTTCCAGTTCCGTAATCCGTTGCGTAGTCAATTGAAAATTGCCCGCGCTAGTAAGTTGCGCGCGCACCAAATCGGACGCTACGCTTTTCAGTTCCGTAATTTGTTGGTCATGGTTTTCTAGTAATTGATCGCGCCTACCTACCGCCATAATGACCGCGCCGATACCAATAAGAAGGGCGGCAACTTGTAGCCATGCGGCTACGGTACGGGACATGGTTAAACTAGATTCACTCATTAAAAGATGATATTAAAAAAAATAGCCAGCGCCAAGCGCGGCGCGCAATTACATTTAACTATCTTTTTTTATCACGCTTGCTATCGTATTTGCTACGCCTTTAACCGTATCGACCACGCTAGAAACGCTACCCCCTACGCCTTCGGACGCGCCCCACCTAGGCACTTCTAGCGGGCAAGTTGCTTTTGAAAGTTTTACCTTCTCTACCAATTTTGCCCTATCGTTATTGCCACATCCGCAACGGGAACACCAACCAATTCCTTGTTCATCTTTTTTACCGTTGTATTCAACCGCCCTAAATTCACACCCGCTACATACTTTGAGCCGCTCGGCTTGCGTTTGTTCATCCGCCGCGCCGCCTACCGCGTTTGCAAATTCGGCGCGGGCATATTGCACCGCTTGCGCAAGTTTGGTTTTGTCTTGCGGGGGATGAACTTTACCGCCGTTAGAAAATGAGGGCGGCGGTTGCATTCGCGCCCGCTCAACGGGCGGCAAATTGTAGCCCGTCAATAGGCTAAACCGTTCATGGTTTAAATCGTGAATCATGTTTTCAATTTGTTCAATACGCTTTTGCGTTTGTTCTTCATTCATTTAAGCATTCTCTTGTACTGGCTATTTTTTAAATACAAAGATTATCCGCGCAAGTAAACCCCTTCAACCATTGCCAAGTTACATAATCACCATCGGGGTACGGCAAGTCTAGCAAAACATTAACCGCTTCGGCGCGGGCTTGGCATTGGGCTTGATCTTTACCGTCCGTACATTCATACAATGAACCATCGCTAAGAACTAAGCAACAAGCGCCCGTGTATTTTATGCATTCGGTTGCGCAATTAAGCGGCGTTTCCCATTTGATAGTTGCCGCGTCCCATTGATTTAATGCTTTTATTTGCGCATCGGCTATGGTTTGTTGAGCGCGGCATTCGCAATAAGTTGCATTTGCGCAATAGTAATTTGTACCCGCTAAATCTTGAATACAACATTTTTTAACGGGCACTTGATTATTTGTATTTACGCAAGATGCACAATTATCGGCTTGATTTCCAAAAGTTACTTCTGTAAATATGCATTGCGGGTTAATGTTTGCGGTAATAGCATTTTGCCGCAATAGTTCCGCCCAATATACATACCGATCTTCAAACACTTCTACGGTAGTGGCTACGCTTGAGCATTCTAAAACATTACCCGCGGTATCTTTAATACACCACTTTTCCATTGTCACGGTATCGGGATCAAGCGGGCAATCGCCACAACTATTTTCGGGGGTAATTATGTATTGATAAACATCGGGGTCGGGGGGTTGTTGATCTACAATAGCCGATGCCGCCGCCCGTGTTATTGAAGCGTAACAAGTTTTAACTGGAGTATTTGGGGTTTGTGTTTTTCCAGTATAAACGCAAAGCCCTACATAAACACTTGTACAACCATCGCAAGTATAATCGCCGTAATCACCATTCCCTAGCGCCGTCCACCGCGTATATTCCCCATACCATCCGCGCCCCACATTGCAAGTATTGCGCCGCGTTATACTGCAAGATTCGCCGCCACCTAATCCACTACTATAAACGCAACACCCCCACGGTTCAGTACACTTTACGCCGTATTCACCTAGCCCGAATCCACAATCACAACAATCATTCCAACATTGCGAATATTTTGGTACTTGCGTATTTGGTTTTAAAGCATTGTCCGAACCAACTAAAACAATAGTTTCGCTGGCGGTTTTTTGTTGGTTTATAGTTTCATCATACGGCGGGGTAAACCCCCAATTTCCCGCGCAAACATTTACTTTCTTTTGGTGGTTTTTGTATTTATATGTATAGGGTTGAACCGTTAAATTTCCGCAACTAGCGTTTGTTGATCCAGTACCAGCCACGGAATATTTCCTTGTATGTATATCAATTCTATATCCGTATTCGCCCGAACTTATACTATGTTCATTTGTTTCAACTTGGGAAGTAATATATGCTTGCGCCGCGCCTAGCGTCCATGCCGCGTATTGCGCGCCTACAAAATGGCTTGTACAACCTAAAAACGGTATATATGCAATTCCCGCATATGTTCCTAGTAAAGTGGCTTCATAGTTTGTTGTACTTTCGTAGTGATAGCAAGTAGGGCATGGATGCTCTACGCTACCGCAAAAATAATGTGCAGTTCCGTAAACTATTCCATATATTCGTCCGTATTCTTTAATATTTTCCACTACATAAAAAGACGATTGATCAGTTTCGGATTTTTTCCATCTACTCTTTCTCCCCGATCCCCCATATGGGTTATATAAATCATGCAAACCACAACCCGCCGCCGACATTTCGGCAAATGATTTATCTTGACAATGTTTACAAAGCGGCGGCGAAGGTATCCACGGCGCGCTTAGTTCGCAACAAGGTAATTTTGTAGGATTAGCCGCGGTAAATGTAGCAAGTTGCGCGGGCGTAATATATTGCCCGCCCGTAGCGGTACACATTGCGGCGTTTGCTATCAAACCATAGTTAGTTGCATACGCCCTACCGCAACCGTAGCAACATTCGCCGCCGTCCGTAGGGGGTGGAGTTACACCGCAACAACATTTTCTATTATTCGGCGGCATTTTTTTTAGCCAGTCACTTTATTATGCTTCGGGACATACTCCCACAACTGGATTTACACAACTAAATATATATTGCAAACGCCCGCCGTCCGCGCTTGTTCCCGTTGTTCGGATGGTTTGCATTAACACCGCTTGACCGTTTGCGATTGGCTTAACTTGAAACCCTACCGCATCTTTAATATCGTTTGTAGTTGTATTTATTTCATACCCGCATTGAAGCGCCGCGGTATTACCTAGTTCGTTTATATTGATTGCAAAGGTAACGGGTTCGCCCGCCGCGTTTGAACCGCCAAGCGCGCCAAAATTGCCCGCGCTTGTTGGGGCTACCGTGTTTGTAGCGCCAAGTTGCCGCCTAGCCCATCCATATTTGTAACGCGTAATGAATCCGCCGCTAGTTTGTAGCGCCGCCGATTCTGAAATTATTGCTATAAAAAAATTCGGTTCAATATCGCGATTAGTAACGCGCGCGTCATTGCTTGTATTTTTTCCTTGCGTAGTTTCTATATATTGAACCGCTTCAATAATGCGTTTCCATACGGCGGGGGTAAGAGCGCCAATTCCTTTTGAAATTACGGGGTTCATGGTTACGCTATTACGGAAGAAAATTGTACTTTGTTGGGAAACGGTTGAATATTTTTTACTTCTTTAGCGGCGTTGTTTAATAACCAAATTCTTGAATCACCTTCTTCGCGCGTTGCTACTTGCCGCATATGAAAAAATCCGTCATATTCATATTTGTATTGCACTTCATATAAACCAATTGAAACATATTGCACACTTATACCGCGCATCAAGAGAGAACCAATGCTTGCGCCATTATACGCGTCACTATTTCTTTTTCCAACCGATGACCATAACGAACTCCAAGGCGGTACGGTATATCTTCTTGTAGTAGAAAAAGTTCCTTGAATACATAATTTAGAAACTGGAACGCCCGCGGAATCTATTTTACTTCCGCCAATATCGTTTGCATCGGGATCACCCGTACCAAATGAATCTTGCGTTCGCCAACAATCTACATATGTTCCGCCAATTTCACTACTGAAAGCGTTAAAATCTTCATCCAGTTCAACGCTTGTATAATTTACTACTACTTGGCAAGCCGTACCGCCCGCGCTTTCAATGCTTGAACTGGAAATACTTGTACAAACCGCCGTTGCGCCTTGCGTAGATAATGTACTTGATCCCACGGTTTCACCGCCCGTAGTTAAACTATTGAACGGGCTTACACCGCCCGCGGCATCAAATACCAAATAGGTTCGTTGTACCGCTAGTTTTCTACTATCTACGCTTGATCCCGTTACCGTCCAAGTTTCCGCCGTTTTGGTTGCCGTAGGCATTACGCTAAGATTCCTTCCGTGTTGCTGGCTATTTTTTGCAACAATTTAATTTGCGTTTCCAGTTGTGGATCAAATTTATTTTCGCCGCCCTCATTCACCGCGGCGGCTTTCATTGCATCTAAACCCGTACCGCTATCACCGCCCGCGGTAGCGGGAACGGTAGCCGCCGCCATTGTTTCAAGCGCCCGCGTTTGGCGCTCATTTTCCGCAAGAATTTTTTCATTCACGCCGCCCATAAATTTAAATTCACCAAACGCCGTACCAATTGAGTCTACTGAATCTACCGCTTGAGCCGTATCAGTTTTATCTTTTTCCGCCTTGGCGGTTTTTTCCTTTTCGGGGTTCAGCGCGTCAAGCGCCTTTTGTAGTCGGTCAAATTCTTCTAATTGCTTTGGGTCGGTAACGCCTTTGGCAAATTCCTTACGGGCAAATGCTTTATCACCTAGCGTTTTTTTCTCTAGTTCCGTAGTCATTGATTCAATGGTTTTAATAGAATCTTCTTGTTGCGCCTTTAGTTTATTTTGTGCGGCTATTGAATTTTCCATTTTTAAAGCATTGGCTACGGCGTTATCTAAATCCGTCCCAAGTTTACCCGCCGCCTTAGCCATAGCGCGTAATTGATCTTCACGGCTAGTAGTTGTTTTGGCTAGTTCTTCATTCAATCCAGCGGTAAAATCTGTCCAGTCACCTATACCTTTTGATTCGGCGCTAATCTTTTCCATTTGTTTGGCGTTTTCTGTAAGTGTGGCTACCGCGCGTTCATCAAATCCAGCCGCTACCGCCATCGCCGTAGCGTATCCAACCGCGCCCAACTTCATCTTCTCCAGTTCGGCGCTTGATTCTTTTAGCGCCTTGTTTGAATCGGCTACCGCTTGCTTTTGTTCCATTTCGGTATTTATCTTTTTGATTTCGGCAATAGCGGCGGATACATCTACGCCCTTCGCTATTTTATTTATGCGGTTTATTTGTTGCTCAAATTCAGAAGCGCCAATGTTTGCTAACTTCTCGCGCATATTCGCCATTTCTTTATCTACGCTTTCAAGTATTTTAGTTTTGCCCTTATCTACCTTTGGCGCGGGCGGCGTTGCAACCGCGGGCGGCGTTGTAGGTACTGGCGCTTTTTTTACTTTCTTTTCGGCATCTACTATGCCCGTGGCTACCACGGCTTCACCTACATCTTTTATAGCGCCCTTGGCTAGTTCAGCGGCTAGCGCGCGCGCGCTTTTGGTTGCATCATCTAGCCCCTTACTTAAATCACCGCCAAGCCCCGTTAGTTTATTAAATGCCCAAACCAACCAATTAGCCGAATCCATCAAGTTAGCAAATCCAGTTACAAGCAATGCAAGCGCGCCGCCAACAATCGCTTGAAGCAAATTAAATACAACTTGAATAGCCCTACCAATTACATAGAATATTTCGGCTATTACTTTGCATACATCCGCAACGGCGGTTAAAGAACCTAGTAGTTCCGAATTGTCGGTAGTTGACATATCAAAAATGGCTTTTGAAACATCATCTATGAACGGCGCAAATTCGGCGGCGAAAATCATACCTAGATTTTCTACGCTTCGCATCATGGCATCAAATTTATCATTCGACGCGGCTAACTTTTGAACCATTCCTTCGGGTAATTCTAGTTTGGTTGCAAACCCGCTTGCTTCGGCTAGTGCTTCACTTGTTGCGTTTACCGCGGCAAGTAGACTTCCGCCGCCCTTGCCAAAATTATCGCGTAGCGCGTCGATCTTTTCACTTTGCGTTCCTAGCCCGCGTATCTTTTCCAGCATCATATTAAACGCTTCATTGGGCGGAACTTCCGCAAGCGCCGCCGCGCTCAATCCCAATTTATCAAAGTTCGCGGTATCGCCCGAATCAATAGCGTTTTGGATTGAAGAACCCATTTTTACCATTGCGCCTTCAGCGGCTTCAGCGTTCACGCCAAGTATGCCCATCAAATCTCTTTGGTGCTGGAGTGCCGTAGCACTCATTCCAAGCGCGCTTGCTTGATCGGCTAACGCGTCCGCGCTTCTCATCATGCCAATAGTTAAAGCCGTAGCGCCCGCCACGGCGGCAAGCGCCGCGCCCGCTATACCCATCATGCCGCCCGCGCTCAATACGCTCATCGGATTAAATTTTTCAAGCCCCTTTGTTGCATCGCCAATTTTGCCTTTAAGCGCCGCCACCGCATCGCTAGATTTTTTGGCGCTTGCATCAATTGGTGAAAGTTTAATAGCGCCGCCCTTGGTAAATGTAGCGCCGCGGTCGGCTAGCCCGCTTGCAAATCTTGGGGCGCTAGCCGCGCGCGCATCTTGCGCCGCTTGCATTTTGTTCTTGCTTGCTTCAAGCCCGCCTAATTTCTTTTGCGCGGATTCAATTGCTTTAGGGGATGATTTAAATCTTGTATTTACATTTTCGCTTGCCATAGCCGCAACCTTGGCGCGCGCTACCGCCGCCTTTGCGCCAATTGCATCTATACCCTTTTGTGAATCCTTTAATGAATCTTGAAACTTATTAAATTTTTTGGAATCGGCTAGCAACGCCGCGGCGCTGGCGGCTTTTTTTCCTTCATCGGCTAACTTGCTTTCCATTTTGGCTATGCCATCTAGCGCCTTCTTCATACCCTCGGAATCACCGCCGATTTTTTTAAATAAAGAACCTATTGCCGTTAGCCCCGTAACCATGCCCGCGCCAAAAGTAGTTTTACTTAGGCTTCCTTTAATTTCATTATTGAAATTGCCAACGCTTTTTTTGGCATCGGCTAAACCCTTTTGTAGTCCCGCCGTTGAAGCGCCAACATTTACAAAAAGATTACCGATAGTTGCCATTTGTTATTTCTTTAAGTTAGCGTTGTAAGTTCTTGCCCATGCTTCAAATTCTTTTTGCAACCTTGCTTGCTTTTCATCTTCTGTTTCTTGCGGCATAAACGGCATAAAATCCAACGGCTCGTAGGCTTTCGCGCCTACCTTGCGATTCATGTTCGCGTGTAACGCGCATTGCATCGCCGCGTTGTAATCGTCACGCCTAGAACCTATCGGTTCGATTGCATCAAATGCTAGCCATTCCGAATACTCAACCGAATCCATTCCATCCAGTAATTCACCAACTGTTTTACCAAGGGCAACGGCAAGCCGAAAAACAAACCTTCTACCGTTGCCCGAAATTAGGAATTTGCTAACTCGTCCATTTCTGTAGCGCCTAAACCGCTCAACTTTTGCGCAACTGTAAACAATGCATCTAGCGCGGACGCGGGCAATTCGCCAAGCGCGTCCGTTTCATCATCGGCAAATACGCGCGAAGCATCGGTAGCCCCGTTACAAATACTGCGTACCAAAAGTTTAGCGCGGATATTGTCCGTATTCATTTCGCGGTTCTTGCCCTTGCCGCTAAAACAAGAATTTTCAAACGCGTCCCGTTCCCGCCCCGTAAGAGTACGGACAAAAACGGTTAAACCCTCAACCGTCACGGCTTCAATCTTCAAATTATTTTTTAGCGCCAGTAATTTATCACGCGTAGACATTTTTTATTTCCTTACCGCGGGCGGGTTAGGTTAGACCGTAGCAATAGTGATTGCGCCCGTGATGCGTAGGGTATAAGTTGCGGTAACTTGTTTGTCAACTTCCGCGCCAATAGATACCTTCACAATGTACGCGTTGAAAGTAAATTTTGGCGAACCCGTAACCGTGCCCATAGACAAAACAAAGGTAGTCGCGTTTGTGGTTGTTTGTCCACTCTTGGGCATTGCCATATATTCAGCGGTAATGGTTTGGGAAATTACATTTATCGCCAAGGTAACAGTACCCGACTCACGCGTTCCCAAAACATAGTTCTTACTTGTATCACCTAGCCCCGTGGTATCGATGGTCGCGGCTTGTATCGAATCCATGCCCGCGCTAGTAATTACCCCGCGGATTGTATCGACATTGCCGCCCGAAGCGGTCAGAGTTGTACCAACTGGAGAAACTGGAGTAGGCATTTTTTATTTCCTTATGTGTTATGCGGTTGCCGCGGACGCAACCGTGATTGCGCCGCTAATTTGAATGGAATAGTTTACGGTAACTTGTTTATCAATTTCAGCGTTGACGGTTGTCTTAACTATGTACCCACTAAAACCCCAAGTAGGAACGAAAATAGTTGCCGCGCCGCTACCAAATTGAACTACAAACGAAGTTGTAGTTGAATTGCCGCTAGTCGGTTGAACTACCGCGGTAGACAAATCGACATTGCAAGAAACATCTACCGTGCCCCCGTCGAAAGTGCCCGTTACAAATTGCTTTTCTGTATCACTCAATCCAGTTACATCTATTTCGGCAACGGACGGGCTTATACCGATATTGGTTACCGTGCCCGCGATTGTGCCCGTAGTGAACCTTGATTTATAACTTGAAATACTTGTTCCAGCCGCCATTTTATCCTACTTTCAGTTTTGATACATTACGGAAAAGATCGCCGAATACAAGAACGCGCCCGTGGTTTCACCCGCCATTGGTACTTGATAGTTTGACAAACTTTTTTCATGTAGACAATGAAGAATAACAACGCCGCCAAAAGTTCCCGCTACGCCTTGTAGCGCCGTCCGCGCCACATCATGTACCGAACTAGCAACCGCGGCGGTATCGCCTACACATAGAATTTCTATTTTGGCTTGGCGGAAAGCCGCGCCCGTCAACGCTTGGCTAGTTTCATCTTCATTTACCGCGTACACAATGCAAGGAAGCGCGGCGCTTTGGGTTCGGGCTTCGGGCGTAATGCGCGTACCAACCAAAGCCGTAACGGTTTGCGCGCCGTTCAATACCGCAAAAATGGCTTTTGATATTTGGCTCATCGGTTTCTATTCACTAGGTATTTGCTTTCGGCTTCGCAAGCGTCATAGACCGCGGATAGAAACATTTGTTCAGCGGCGGCTTGGTTCGCCTTGTAGGCGGGGCGCAAGAACGGGCGTGGTTCAATTGCGCGCGGTCTAATCGGCTTGCCAAAATAATACCGAAGCGTGTAGCCGTACTCAATCAAATGCGCTAGTGACGCTAGTAGCCCCTTTGATAATAAACTTTGGCTAGCCCGTTCCTTGCCGCTCACGCCGTAAAAAACCGCCAGTCTACCGATAGTTTTGTACCGTGAACCCGATTTACCTTTAGTAATAATCTTGATATGGCTAGCAATGGCGGAACGGACGCGCCCCGTGGCGTTTAATACTGGAACGGCTAGCGCGTTATTCTTAGCATCCGATTGCATGGCAACTAGCGCGGGCTTGATAGCGCGCTTAAATATGGCTTCGCGTACGCGCGGTTCAATAGTTTCCATATGGGCTTGGAGTTCCCTAGTTCCGTAAACGCTAAAATTGATTGAACTTACCGTATTACTCATATCATTTTTTCTACGATAAATTCTAGCGTTTGGTTGAGCCCGTCAACATTTACCACGCTCAAAATATTGTAATTTGCAAAATTGTATGTAACGCGTGAACTTGTATTAAATACGGCAATTTCGGAACTGTAGCGCGCAACTATTTGCAATTTTTTTAGCGCCCCCGTTCCTTCATCGTTTTGCTTCTCATCGGTTGCAATTTCAGTAACGCTACCCCAAACGGTAACTTGATCTTCTGTATTGAATGTTTCCGTTTGTTGCCCGAAATCGTCAACGGTTAAAATTTGCGCCGCAAAAATAAGGCGGTGGCGCAATTGTCCGCCCTTCACAATGCTACATCCATTATGCGGTATGAATCCATCAAAGAAGTAACCGTACAATCTACGGCGCGATTCGTTGAACCTACAACCACGCTTTCGCGATTTTCAAACCAATGCCCCACCAGTAGCAAAATAGTTTGCTTGGCGGCGGTAGGCGCGGTTGCAAGCCCCGCGGTATATGAAATGCGTACCGCGTCATTTGCCGTATATGTTTCACTCCAAAGCGTTTTGCCTATTGGTAGCCGTAGGCGCGCGGGGATAATTTGGGAATCTAGGCGGTAATCGGTGGCGCTACTCATAAGCGTATTTGTTCCATCTTTAGCGTAGTAATAAACGGATTGAACCGATACCACGGGGGAACGGCGTAGCGTTACATCAAGCCCGCCATCGGGGAAGCGTTCCATTTGTTGCAAAAAAGTTCGTTGCGCAAGCGTACGCCCCGAAATATTTTCGCAGTATTGACGAGCCGCAACAATCAGCGCGGAAATTAAATTATTTTCATCGTTCGAATCAACGCGCAAATGTAGTTTGGCTTCCGCCAAAAGCACACATTCGGTAGTCGGTTGCGCTAGTTCAACGCAATTTGTGGCGGGGTAACTAAGCACGGCTACGCCTTATCAATGACTGGCGAAAAATTATTTTCCGTATCTTCTTGAACCGCGGGCGGGGTAATTAAATCAAAATATGCCTTCTCATCAATCGGTTCAGCGAATCCCGTTTTGATCCATGTTACCGCTTGCTCATTATTGATTTCTAAAATATCGCCCTTAGTAATTTTCTCAACTTCGCCGCCGTAGACTTTGCCGCTTTTGATAATTTTAATTTTCATTTCTGAATATCCTACTTTTGGTTTTGCTTGTAGTTTCACGCGCGCCAAGCGTAGCCGTTTCCCGTATCAATTGCGCCATGCCCGCTACGATCAATGAATCACAAATTTCTTTTGATAGTTCAGCAAGTTCGCCAACGGCATAAACTTTATCCGTAGCGCCCAAGTATAGGGCAACTTGTATTTCAACTTTCATAAAAGAGGGCGCAAGCGTTTCCGCCTACGCCCTCACGGGTCTTTTTTATTACGCCTTGATTGCTAACGCATTGAACGCCGCAAGTTGAGAAACATCCGTACCATGACGCGCAAACGCAAAGAATCCAGTTTGGTTATTCGCTAGGTATACTTCCTTGGCTACCTTCACGCTAACGCCTTCGCGTTCGCCCAAATGGAAGTAATCAAAGTTGCCAAACATAGCCATTACGCGCTTAGTGCCCGCCGCTGGATATGTTAAACCGTCATTTACACACACTACGGGGTAGCCTAAAAGGCGGTCGGGTTCGCCATCTTGTAGCCGTCCATCGCCAAGTGACCAAGCAAACGGCGCGTAGCCCGTTTGGGTTGAGATAACGCCCGAAAGTAATTGGCGAATTTTGTAGAACATGGAATCACCCATGATCCACTTAGCCCCATCGCGATATTGACGCGGCAACGCGGCAATGCAGTTTAGTAAATCGGCTTGCACAATTACATTTGAAGTTGCGGTGACTGTTTCCGTTCCAGTAGTTGCACCGCGTACAACGCCCACAAAATTATAAATACCCCACGGCATCGCCGTACCCGTTCCAGTACAAAACTTTCGTTCCTCGGCTTCGCCCATTGAACGCCCAATTTGACTAGCAAGAACGCTTTCTACATTGAACGCCGCGCCGCGGCTTGGGGAATCGGCAAGAAGTTCGTTAGATACCTTTGTGAAATATCGAAGCGTGTACGGCTTTAATACAACTTGCGCAAATGCGGGCGTTACTTCAGTTGCCCCGCTTGCTTCCGCAATGTAGGAACTTGCGCCGATTGTATCCTCATAGATAACTTCGGTTTCAAAAGTTCCAAGCGGTACGGTATTCATAATTTGGCGCATTGCGTTAACTTGGAAACGCTTAGTAATCAGCGTGGATAGGAACTCGGTAGCGGGCAAATATCCGCCTTCGGCTTCCACTCCCTCATTCAAGCCCGCGCGTTCTTCACGGCTCATTTCATGCGTACCCGTACGCAAATACTTACCCCAAGTAGAGCGGTACTCATCACCCGCGAAAAAATTAGCCAGTTGATCGCCGCGCCGTCCCGTTGTTTTGGTGGCGCTCATCGTTTCAATTTTCTTACCTACGGCGCGGGTGGCTTGCGCGGTTGCGTCCAATAGGCGGTAGTGTTGGTCGCGCATTGAAATAAGCGCGCTCAATCGCTTGTTCATGCGGTCATATTTTTCTTCTGTAGCGCCGTCCATTGGTTCGCCCGCGGTTTGTGACGCGGCAACCATTGCTTTAAGAGTTTCGTAAATCTTGCCGATTTGCTCGGTGATTGTGCGAATATCTAAAGTTTCTTTTTGCTCGACTGGATCGGACGGGTTTTCTACATTTGTATCGTTAGCCATTTTTTTCCTTTAAATTAAACTGTTCCATGCCGCAAACCATAACCGCTATGAGCATCCATTAAATCGCCCGCGCAACGGTAACTACATTGAATCACGGTTCTATTATTCTCGGCTAGGCTTTCCGTGTCTAGTGTTACTTGCAACGGTTGAGAAAAATGTATATACGCGGATAAATCTACCAACATCATCCACATAGCGTTCGCCGTAGTCATAACGCCCATGCCCTCACTTGTATAAATGGGTTTGCCTAGCCAAGCGGTAGTAAGTTCGTACGGCGCATTTTCCACAATTTGTAGCGGGTTAGAATTGCGCGTTTCAAAACCTAGGTTAGCCATTAATTCTTCAATGCCGCCTTTGTTTCCACCGCCGCCACCGCCATAGCCGCCCTCGCCGCCGCCGCCGCCTAATAAAAGTTCCGTTTGCGTATTTGTAACAATTGGGCTAGCCGTTCCACCCGTACTAACTATGCCGCCACCCATTGATTTACCCGCGCCATAGCCGCCGCCATGCGCGCCACCCGATTGTGTAAACATTCCGCCCGAACCCATTTTGCGTTGAATAGGAAGCGTGACCAAACTAGCGCGCCCTTCCATATCCCCGAATGATTGATAGCCAAGTTTTCCGAATACCCAAACGGCGCGGTCGCGAACTACATTTTGTAAATTAGCCAAACAAGTAAAACCGCTATGTATTGGCGTTCCCGCGTCCATTGCGGCGGGATCACTAAAAGCATCCGCAAGCGTAAAGCGGCTAGATGAAACTAATTTTGTACGGATATCGGTGATAATTTTATCGCCAACTACTTCTAAAATTTGACCGCTCAACCTATCGGCAATTAATTTTAGAACGCTGGAATCATAAATCAATTCGTTACTAATCGTCACATTGGCGCGATATGTTTCAAGAGTTTTTTCTACCAATCCAATCACGGGTCGAAAAGTATCAATGCTTGCTTGCGCGGCATTTTCAGCGACTACCGCTACCGTGCCCGTGGTTTCCGCCGCAATGAACGGCATTTTAAAAGCGCGCGTACCCGTTGCATGACTAACCAAGTTCAACGGAAAAGAATCATATAAACGCACCGCCGCAAGTTCCGCAATTGTTTTTGCGCCTAGGGCGCTACTTACATTCAATGCCATGTTATGCCTTTTTAATGTTAGCCAATGGATTTACCCAATTTGAAATGAACACTTTAGATTTTTTTTGCGCCAGTATCGAATCAATTTGGTTCTTGCATCGCATAGAAATAACCGCTTTACTATTCGCGGGAAACGCAACTATAGAAACTTCATGTAGAGAAATTTTATTTATATCGCGGAACAATTTACCGTTACGCATTTCAATAGTATCATCGTCAACGCAAAATCCAAAAGACATTGAAGTTACCGTTCCAGTTCGTACCAACTCAATAGCGGTTCGACCGTCCGCCGTATCAATCGGGTAGATTTCGGTTTGTAATCCCTTTTCATCTACGGATAATTTTAGCGAACCCGTAAGAGTTCGCGCAATGATTCGACCCGTATCGTGGTTTAAGAACGCGAATACATCGGGCGCGCCTTCTAGCGTTGAATTAAACGCGCCGCGTTTAATTGTTTCGGTCACGCCGTCAATTTCATACGGCTCATCAAAAGTTGAAGCGTAGCCCGTCAATACCGCGGCGGCATTCTCGCGGGTTTCCAAAAGCATTTGGCTAGAACTTCGATATTCAATTTCACGCATTGCGGGCATGGTAGGTTTTTTCTTCTTGTTACGCTAGTGGTTTTGGCAATTAAGTTATTGCGCCCGTTATTAAAATTTCAAGCGTTGCCGTAATCGGTTCATCTTTACCCGCGGTCACATTGCAAGAAGTTAAAAAACCGTTGAATGTAAAAGTAAACGCGCCCGCCCCGCTTCCAAATGTAAGAGTAAACGCGGTTGAAGCAACGCCGCTAGCGGGTATTGTAGGTTTGGCTTCGCATAAAACTACCATGTTCACGCTTCCGCCCTCGCGCTTGCCAATTACATAGGTAGAAATCAAAGCGTTCATGGCGCTTATATCTATTGATTTACAAGCGCCGCTAGCAAAACTAATTGATTGCACCACGCCCGCTATGTTTGTCATGCCGCTACCCGTGCTAAGAAGTACCGCCATTTTTTACGCCTTGCGTTTCTTGGATACTGGCGGTTTTTTTGCCCTTATTGGTTCATCGGGCATTGCATCGGGTTCATCTACAACGGGCGGGCTTACATTTAAACCGCCTAGCGCGTTGCTAGTCGGGATCATGTTCACGGGTTGTAGGTAAACATCGCCTTGTTTGCCTATCCCGTTGCGCCCGATTTCGGCGCGGATTTCGTTCACGCTTAACCATCCGAATTGGCGGGCTACTGAAAAAGTTTGATAGCGTTCAATTTGGGAAGTTTTGAGCATGGGATCAAACGAAATTTCCGTACTAAATTCCGTTTCATCGCGGCGCAATAATTTGCGGGCGGCTTCCGATTCAAGCCGCGCCGCCCATGAAGATAGGCAACCGCTTACAAATTGTTGGTTTGCTTGTTCGGCGCTGGAGTAGGATTGCTTTTGACCTATGCCAATCACGCTTGGCGGTACTGAAAAAATACTACAAATTTCTTCACGCTGGAACTCGCGGCTTTGTAACCATTGGGAATCTTCGGGGCTTAGACTTATTGCTTGCCATTTTAAACCGCCTTCAAATACGGCTACATTTCCCGCGCTACCTACGCCCTTCATTCTTCCTTCCCAACTTTCCCTAATCCGTTGCAATGCTTCGGGGCTAAGTTCTTTGTCTGTAGTCAACGCGCCGCTAGGTCGGGACGCGTTGCGGTAATACGCCGCGCCGAATGCTTCGCTAGCAAGGGCAAGCCCTACGGCTTGGCGCGCAAGTGAAATAGGCGAATAGCCAAGAATACCGTCACTACTCAAGCCCATCAAATGAAATACATCGTAGGAACTGTAAACCGTGCTTTGTCCCGTTGCGCCCGAATAGTTGTACGCAATTTCGCCACTTGGTAGCCGTTGAACTTGCATTAAATCGGGGCGCAAATAATGTAGCCCAACGGGTCTACCCGCTTCGCGCTGGATTAGTGAATAGCCGTTTCCAGTTAGCGCCGCGCTCATTAACATCAATTCGCGCCAAACCATCGCGGAACATTCGGGGTTTGGTTCGCGGCTCAATAGGAAATGCAACGGATGATCTTTAGCAATAACGCGCCCGCCCGCGGAATGTGACATTACAGACCAAGGTAATTTTGCAATGTTTGTAGCAATGGCTTGAACGCAAGAATGAACGGTAGTACAAGTAAGCGCCACTTGCGGCGTAATATTTTGCCCCGTATCGGAAAATGTGCCCGTAAATACTTGGACGCTACCTAGCGGCGCGCCCGCGTTTACGCTTGATTTAAATCTTTTGGTTAGCCAATTCATAGCCAAATCATGCCCCGCTTTTCGTAAACGCTGGCGGCTATTTTTTCGTCATGCAATGACGCGCCTAGCGCCACTACCGCCGCTACAACGGGATCAATTTTTTCATGGCTACGGCGCTTGCTAGGTCGGGCGTTGCCCGCGTGATCTTGTTCAACAACGCAATTCGACATAGCCCACGCCATTACGGGCGAACCATCTTGTACCAATGTTTTACCCGTTACCGCGCGCTCAAACATTCGGGTCGGCGTAGATAGATTTAAAAAAGATTGCGGTACGCGCACTACTTTAACCCCCGCGGCTTCCAAATCATTACCAACATTTTGCGCATTGTATGGGTCATAGCCTACCATTTTAACCTTATTTTTTTGCGCCAGTAATTTTACTTGCGCGAGTATGTAATTGTAGTCGGTAGAATCACCTTCTGTAACGGTCAACCATTTACGCCGTTCCCATTCTAGGTAAGGTACGCCGTCACGCCTAGCGCGAATTGCAACGCCCATTGCGGGCGCGTAGTTCCATGATTTTAAATACATCTTTTCGCCGTCCAACCATACCGCGGCAATACTGGACAAATCATTGGTTTGTCCTAAATCAATTCCAAGGTAGCACGGTAAATCTTTTAATGTGGCTTCATCAAATTCAGCGCGGCAAGCGTCCCAATCGGACATTTTCAACCAACGGCTAGAAGCGGTAATGTGTTGGCATAAATAATAGGTACGGAATGGCGTTTCAAAACTAGGTTGATCATCCGCGCGTTTGGCTTCTTCAGCGTACCAACTTAGGGGCACTATTGAACCGATTGACGGGTTAGCAAGTTTCCAAGTAGAAGGTAGTTTCCAATCGGCTTCTTCGGGCGCGTAATGCAAGCACGGCAAGAAACTAGAATTTTCTATCACGCCTTCACAAATCTTTAGCCCGTACTGGAATAAATCAAATTCAAGTGAAGTTCGTAGCGTCCCGCTTGTAGTAATAGAAAGCATAAGCGGTTGAGTACGCGCGCCCATTGAAGTTAGTACCGCTTCCCACAATTCGCGCCGATCTTCCATAGCATGAATTTCATCGGCGATACAAGCCGAAACATTTAAACCATGCGCCCCCATTGAATCATTTGAAAGGATTTTATACGAACCGAATACGGACGGGCTTGTTATGCGCGATTGATATATTTCTACAAGCGCCTTTAGTCGCGGCTCTTGTAGGCACATTGATTTAGCGCGGCTTAAACATAGGCGCGCTTGTTCACGGTCGCGGGCTATCCCAATCACTTCGGGCGTAGGTTCATCGTCCGCAATCAAATGGTAAAGAGAAATTGCCGCCGCCAATTCGGTTTTGCCCGCCTTGCGCGGAATTAAAACATGGGCTTGCCGATAGCGGCGCGTACCGTCCGCGCGTTTCCATCCGTATAAATTGGCTACTAAATAAAGTTGCCACGGCATAAGTATAAACGGCTTACCCGCATGAACGCCTTGCGTGTATTTACAAGTGGCTTCAATAAAATCTACCGCGTGTTTTGCCGCTACGCCGTTCCATATTGCGCCCTCGGCGGTTTTGATAGCGTCATATGCGGGCAAAAAATTAAATTGATCGGGCTTATCCCAATTTATTTTTTCGCCAGTACCCGCCGCGCGCTTGGGCTTACGCGTTTTCTTCGGCGGCGCGGCGGCTAAAGACTGTATCAATTTCTGTTTTTTCATCGTTCACTAACCGCGCGCGGGCGCTTGGGGTAAGCCCGAATTGAATCAATATCTTTTGAATGATCAAACCGTACTCCATGTGGATACTAACCAAAGGCGATCTTCTAAAGGTCACAACTTCACCGCTGGAATCTTTTACGGGTAGCACATAAGTATGCTTCAACTTTTCGCCTACATATTTCCAACGCGCAATAGTATCCGCCAATTGGGCTAGCGCGATTTTGTCGGCTTCGGTCATTACCCGCATCCGCGCAAGCATGGGCGTAAGTTCGTCCCATTCCGCTTTGGCTTCGGCGCTCAACCAATCGGGCGCAACTGGAATTGCAAACGGCAATTCAATCGCATTCTTTTTTATTGCGCGGCGGTCACCCGCTAGGCGCGCCAATATCGCGGGCTTTGGAGTTCGTCCTCTCATTTTAAAAAAATCAAATTTGGATTTCGCAATAAACGCACTAGGAAACGCGTGGCGGCGTAACGGTTTTTTGTCGGCAAACCATCGGGTAGCGCCGCTGGAACTTCTTGGCGGTCACTAGGCGGCGCTTTGTGGCAATTTAGCCCAATTATGCGCATAAGCGCGGAAGGGGTAACGAGCCGTTGACCAAGAGTACCTAAAAAACTTAGATAACCCCTACCCCCCTTTTTGATCGAATAACGCCACTTTTGACCATAAAAGCCTATTATTTCGCTAGAATCGCCGCTTTTTTGTTGCATATTTTCAACGCCTTATATTATGCCCGATTTTGACCAAATACCGCCACTTATATAGTACCCTATTATTCGCCTAATAACGGCACTATGACGGCTTGCAGTCTATCACGCGTTCCAGCGTGGCGGTAGCGCCCGCTTCCAGTTCCCAACGGGCTAGAATGTGATCGCAGTATTGCGGGTCACACTCAATCGCATAGCAAGTACGCGCCGTCCGTTCGCAAGCAATAATTGTAGTGCCCGAACCTACGAATGGATCAAGTACAACCGCGCCGCGTTCGCAGTAGTCCGCGAGTATGGCTACCCACAATGCAACGGGCTTTTGGGTAGGGTGAAACTTCCCGCGTTCATGCTTGCCGCCTAGAACGCTATGGTTGTGGCGAAACATCATTTGTTTATGCTTGGTTTTACTCCATGCAATTTCGAAGCATGAACCAAACATTTTATCCATGCTTTCGGATTCGCGTTTGTCCCAACAAATCCAAGAGCCGCCCGCGGGCAATGCGCAAGCGTAATAGTTAGCGCCAAACCATATTTGTTCTTGGCATTGAATCCATGCCATAGCGCCAAAATCGAACGGGATTAAATCGTTCTCTATTGGCTTATGTTCAAATACTTTTGTACTTCGGCTAACTGGATTTCTTTTACCGTCCGTAGTCAATGCTTTCTTGATACGCGTACCCATAGTAGTATTATTCGTATCTAAATTGATTCCATAGGGCGGGTCTGTTAGGCACAAATCAATCTTGGCGCTGGCGCAAAAAATATTGCACAACTGCGCGTTGTATGAATCCCCACAATAAAGCCTATGGTTTCCAAGCGCCCACACTTCGCCCTTGGATACGCGCGCGGGTACGCGTTCGGGCACGGCTTCGATAGTTGAACCCGCGGCAACTTCGGCGGCTAAATCCATAAATGCGCCCCGCTCTTTTTCATCAAAACCTAGCGCGTCCAGTAGGTCGGGCGCGCCTTGTTCCAGTTCGGACATGAAGGCGCTCAATTGCAAATCGTTCCATTGCGCGAGTTCCGCGGTTCGATTGTCGGCAATAGCAAACGCGCGCGCCGCCGCGCCCGTTAGTTCAGTTCGTACCGCTTCAATGGTTTCCCACCCTAGCGCCCGCGCGGATTCAAGCCGCCCGTTTCCCGCAATGACCAAGCCCGCGCCATCTATCACAATCGGTAATTGTTGCCCAAATGTTTCTAGGCTTGTTTTGATTGCCGCCAAGTTGCGCGCGTCATGCTTACGAACATTGCGCGGGTCGGCTACCAAATCGGCAACGCGTACGGTTTCAATCTTGAGTACCAAGGGTTTTGTTTCCATGCCGCGAATCGTACTCGATTCCATACCGCGCCCGTAACCAATCCAGTTCTACCGCGCCTAGCGTTTTGCTTTCCGTAATGGGTTCGCCCGCGGGCGTAATCACGCTTGCGGTTTTAAATTCGCCAATGGCGCGGCGCGCAAGCGCGGAATCATCGCACACTAAAACCAAATCGCATGGCGGCAATTTGCCAAGAACGCGCGCGCGTAAAATCCCTTCAAGCATTGCTACGGTCACTTCATGCGCCATATCAAAACCGATTGAATCCGAAATTTTTTTCCGCCAGTCGCGCGCGTCTAATATTTTGGCGGTGGCTTTGCGGTCGGGTTCGTAGTTTGCGCCTAGCGGGCAAGCGTAAACTAATATGCGTGACCGTTCCGCGCGCATTCGTACGCGTAAATCATCGGGCGTTTTAATTCCATCATGGCATGATTTACATAGCGGCATTAAATTATCTTGTTCATGCGTACCGCCATCGGCTAGCGGCAATTTATGATCTACCACGGTAGCGGGGGTAATTCGATTGCCCGCGCTACATAACATACATAGGGGAATAGCGCGCCTTGTTTGCTTCGATATTCGCGCCCAACGCTTATTATGCTTATCGCCAACGCTAGGGGGTTTCCACGGCATTACAATTTTTTCCTACTGAAAAACCTATTGGTTCAATACGAATTTGCGCGTAGTTTGATACGCCAAACATTTTAGCACAATGCAATTCTACCACTTGCGCATCATCGCCCCACCCGTGCCCGCGTTCGCCCGCTTGCGTTATTCCATCCATGACCGCCTTAACCAAATTATCTAAATCGGGCTTTGAAATTCTGTATTGCGCAATTTGATTTTTCCGCGTTGCTTTAAATACAAATAAGCAATCCAGTTTAACCGCGCCTTCAATCATGCCCGAAATATTCGCTATGGCTTTTTCAATGATTGCGGCTTTATATGAATGGACGGCATGGGCTTTGGGTATGTACATTCTTGGAAATGCGCCGTTGCGGCAAGATACGCGGTGGCGCGGTTGCGCAATTGGTAGCCCGTTCACAATAAAACTTACGGCTTGAATCATGGCATATTGTCCAACATCCATTTTAATTTTGCCCGCAATTCTTCCACATAAATTATTTTTTTATTTCGTTTACGCGCGCGGTCTAGTGTATTGATAGCAAAGCGTAAATGCTCATCCAAAAAACAAGCCGTAAGAATCCAACGCGCCGCGCGCGCTTCCGATTCTTTTCTTTTTGTTTCGCATTCGGCACATTCGGCTTCATTCACGGTTTTATTCTATCGGCTCAATCGGCGTTAATAGCCCCGCATTGACCGTACCAACCAATCAAACGCCTTTTGAGTGCCGCCCTCGCGCGTCCATTGCCGTAAATCTTTGCACGGCGGAAATATGACTATTGCGGATTTTGCTACGGGTAGAATGGCTAGCCGCAAATCGCGCGCGCCCGCCTTGCCCGCCGCGTCACGGTCGGCAACTATCAAAACATCCTTGCCCTTGGCTAACCGCGCAACATGACCGCGGCAACTAGAACATGACGGGCGCGCTACCGCGTTCATGCCCCAACCCGCCGCCACCATACAATCGGATTCGCCTTCGGTAATGACTAGCGTTTTATCGCCACGGTTGAAGCGCCTAGACCATACAAGACCAAGGCGCGAGCCGCGTACGCAAATCTTTTTATTGTCGGCGCGTATGCGTAATTTGATACCGCAAATGTTCCCGCCTTCATCCCGCATTGCAAACGCCCAAGCGCCCGCCGTTGTACCTACTTCAAGCGCGTTAATGTAATCGCGGTCTATGCCTAGCGCCACGGCTAGCGCGTCCAAATCCGCGGGCGTGGTTTGGGCTAGCATTTCGCCCCACTTCAATAACCAATCCAGTTCTTCAACTGGCGCTACCTTTACGCGCTCAAATGTAATTTGCCCCGCGGCGCTATCGCCCTTGCCATGCCAGTAACCCGCTTCCCCTATTTTCTTTTGGCTAGGCACTCGCGGGCATATACAAACGCCGCGCGCGCGGTCAACTAAGCACCATGACGGGTTTTTATGTTTGTCGGCGCATATCCAACATGGATTGCTTCGGTTGGCTTCCGTACCTTCAAATGATATTTCGCCAGTCCGTTTGTCTTTTAAAATGAACATGGGCGCGCCGTTTCTAAAAATGTGTAAATGCTTCGCCACGCTTCGGCGGTTGGATACCAACTCGGCGGGTCATATTTTCGCCAATCGTCCCGCGCGCGAATTTCAGCGGGGTAAACCCACCCCAATATTTCAAACCGTAACGGTTCTTCAGCAAAATATTTTACGCCAATGACGGGCTTAGTATCTTTTTCCCGTATGCGCGGGACGGTTTCACTACTACGAATTTCACATTCTACGCCGTCCAAATCGGAAGCGTTAAATGTATCAATGCCGCCGCCATGATGAACATTTAAAAAGCGGGCTACGGCTATTTCGGAACAAGCCCCAATAATATGAGTAGCCCAACCTTGCCCCGCATATTTGAATGGATAACTACTTTTCCGTTTGGCTACTAAACTTCTATAGTGCCGTTCCGCGCCTAGTAAATACGCTACGCGCAAATCGTTATTTGTAATTGTTACCGTTTCCAATTATGCGTTCCTAACTATTTTTTTGGCTTCAGCAATGCTTACCAATGACCGCGCGCCAACAAATAGAACGCCGCCGTTTGGTACATCGTTACCGCGCGAATCAATCGGAACTACCGCCCATTCTCCCGCGCCTTTCATGCTCTCAATAGTTGAAGTGTTCCGCATGACGCGAGCGCGGACAAATACAAATTCATTGGTTGCGTATCCAGTTCCTAGCGTTTCCATTTTTTACCGCCCTTGGGTTTGGGGTTTGCAATTATTGTTATTGGCGCGCCAAATAAACCTATGGCTTCATTCTCTAAATTTCGCGGTTGAATAAGTTTTATTGTGTTTCCATCGGGCGCGGTAGTCACAATACAATCTAGCCCTACAAAATTTATATGAGTAACTTCTACAATTTTGCCTTTTAGTTCAGAATCATTCACCCATTCTAAAGTAGGCATTTTTTTGTTTGGATATATGCGCAAAATATAATTTTCAAATCGCATTTCAAAATCGGGTTTCATAGTTCAACTCGCATAGATTTACCTTCTAAAATTGTTCCAGTTAATGTTTCAACGCGTAAAAAAATTCCTTCGGTTGGGTTTCCATTGTCAAAATATTCTACTTTTCGTATGGCAATTTTTGCACCCTTAAATTTATTGTCTATATCTTGGAATTGAATATATGCTTCATGCGTATTTTCCCAAACTACTTCCCAAGCGCCATATCTACCTAGTTCAATTTCTTCCCCGTTGTTTCTAGTTATCCAAATTGATTTTTTGCTCATTTAGATTTTACTCTTGGGGTTGAGGATTTCATCAATAGCGGCGCTAGCCGTTTTACGCGTAAAGTTTTGCGGCTCTAATCCCGCGCGCAGTAATACCGCGGCTTGCTTTGGGGTCGGCGTATTGATTGCCGCATCAATAAGTAAACTGGCTTCGCGGCGCGTTACATATTCGGGCACTCCAACCCGCAACCGCCCTAAAACTTCAATTTGTTTTGGGCTAGCGGGCGTTCCAGTATTAGCCGCGCGCGCTCGGTCGGGTGCAATATCTACCAAACTGAACGGGTTAATAGATTGCGTTGAATAACTGGCGCGAACTACTAGCCCTTGGCGCTTGCGGGCTTCAACTAATTTTGCTTCTTCCTTTTCCGCCCAAGTAAGCAAGCCCAAAACATCTAGTTCTTCATCGGCTAAATTTTCTTGGGCTAGCGCCACGCGGTCGGCTACTTCGGCGCTCATCTTGCCCGCTAGCGCGTCCGCGCAATGGATCAATTTATGCCGCCCCGCGTTTCCGCAAAAGTCTAAAACCGTTACGGCTTGCTTGGCGCTAGATTCAATTGCGGCGCGGCGTTCATCCGCCGTACTCAACCCGTCCACCGTACGCGGTAGCGGGCGCGTCCCGCGCCCCACCATTTGACAATATAGGGCGCGCGATTTTGTGGCTTTCATCATGGCGATTACTTGTACGCCCTTCAAATCAAGCGCGCTATCGTCCCACCCCTCGGTTGCTATGCCTACATTCACCAACCATTGATAGCGCCCTTCGCTAAATCCGCGGAAGTATTCACGGCGAACATCCGCGGGCGTTCCAGCGTGAACAAATACGGCGCTAGCGGGTTTGTGACGGTTAATAATTTCCGCAACGCGTTCGGCGTGGGCGCAAGAAACGGCGAATATGATGCCGCGTTTATCGCCCGCAATTTCCAAGGTAGGGTAAACCATGCCGTGTAGATTTTGTTCGTACTGAACTACCGCGTCCAAATCGCCCGCGTTTAAATCGCCCGCCGTTGTACGGCAAGTAGAAAAGTCTAACCCGTTTACTGAAATCAACTTTTGTTTTATTGGTACTAGCCATCCATCGGCTACGCCTTCGCGTATCCCATATTCATACGCGGTAGATTCAAATATTTTACCTAACGCCACTTCGTCGGCGCGGTCGGGCGTAGCGGTCACGCCAAGTAGGCGGCAATTGCCACCGCTTGTATAGTGTTCAATCGTTTTTGTATACGCGTTCGCTACCGCATGATGGGCTTCATCAATCACAACTATCCCAAATTGGTTTGGGTCAAAACGCTTCATGCGCGTATTGCCGTTGCGCCCCGCCGTTTGGGTTTGAATACTGGATACGATAATTGGCGCGCGATAGAATCCAATTTCATGCGCGCGCAAATCGCCCATTTCTACTTGAACTTCACATTGGCATATTTGCTTTAAACTTTCGGCGGCTTGCCATATTAGTTCTTGTCTATGGGCTAGCACCAGCGCGCGCCGCCCCGTACCTTGCGCCATATAGCGACGGATGATTTCGCCGAATACAACGGTTTTACCCGTGCCCGTTGCCATGACCAAAAGAGTAGACCCGCCGCCGCGCAGTTTTTCTAGTACGGATTCAACCGCTAAGTTTTGGTAGTCGCGTAATTTCATTTTGTTCCTATGCCGCGCTTGGCGGCTTGCGTTCATGCTAGCGCGGACGCGCCCCAATTGGCGCGCCCGCTTGTACTGGCTATTTTTTTATTTGAACCAATTATTCAAATTCCAAATTTGCGTATTCTTGATTGCTACCGTATACGCCTTGGCGCGAATATGCGCGGCGTTACTTAAATTATGCGCCATGCTTTTAAACCCTAGGAAAAGCATATTAAAATTGCAGTTATCTTTTTTTGCTTCAAGCCGCAATTCTCGGCGCACCGCTTTAAAAGTTTTGGAAATTTCCCTAGTTTTGAAATCCGCTTTTTTTTCCAGTTCGGCTATTTCGGCGGCAAGTTCCGCAAATATGTTTTGAATATGCTTTTCAACTTCTACGCCCGCTTGGTCAATTAAAATTTGGGCTAGTGCTTGCGCGTTTACGGGTTCGCCGTTTGCTTGATTGCCGTTATAATCAATTACAGAACCTAGCGTTCCAATTGCTAAAGTTTCTTCGCCAATCATGTTTGCGATTTCTTGTCTACGCTTGATTGCGCATTCGTTCATTGTTGCCATTTTCTCAACTCGTTTCTACCGCGCGTGGCGGCTCTTGTTTTGTCGGGTTGAATCTTTTGATTCATGCCCGCATGAATACTTTACATCAATTCCCTACCTATGCAAGTAGAGTTAGTCATATTTTTGAATATTTCGTAGATTTATTTTTGTGGCGGTTTTGCCCCATGGCGGGCGGTTTTACCCGCCCGCCATCCAGTACGGGCGGGGCTATGCCCTTGCATCTAGCCATTGCCCCGCCACAATCGCTAGCGGGGCGGTAGATACAAGCGGCGGTTGCCACCCTAGCGCCGTGGCTATTGTCACCGCGTCCGCGTTTGGGCTATCCAGCATGATCCGCATAAGTAATTGACATTCGTTATTTATTGCCAAACGCCGCGCCGCGTCCGCCGCATAAGCGGGCGAAGTCTTAGCGTCCCGCGCCGCCTTGGCGCGCAAGCAATGTAAAATATGTTCAATGTGATTTGTGCCCAACATTTTATCTATCCGTTCTTGTTTTGTACCCGCGCGCGGTCGGGGGGGTTGAATTGCTTGAAGTTAAAAGTTCCGCGGCTAATTCGCCGTCCATATTTTCCACTTGGAAAAGTTGCCGTAGAGAATTACGGATTTTCCCAAACGCGCGCCGCTCAATCATGCGTACCGTATTGCGGTCGATATTTAATATAGCCGCAACTTCGGATTGAGTACGCAAGCCCGCGTAACGCTCAACCAATGGATTTGGTTTTGTCATTGGTCTACGCCCTTTCCACATAACGCTTCTAGCCGTTCAATGTATGCGCGCGTTTGCCCTTGCTTGTAACACGCTTGCATAAATCCATCCAGCGTTTTCCTTTCGTGATTAGAAATTCGCCCGCTTGTAAATGCAAAGTCTAAAGTGTAAGCCCGCGCCAATTCTTTAGTACATTCGGACGGGTTGCTTTTTAACGGGGTAAAGTTTACATATCCATCATTGTAAGCGCGCGAAAATATTTGCGTTAAAACATTTCGTTCATCTTTTGTAGCGCTAAAACTACAACCGCGAAACCAACTAGCCATATATTCATGCGCCATACCTTCGGCGGTATTCATGCTCTTACTTCTAGCCATTGCTTCAATCCATTTCTACCGCGCTAGGCGGTTCTTGAGTAGGTGATTCTTGCGAAGTTGCAAGGAAGCGCGCCGTACTTTTTTTAGCCAGTACGGCGCGCGTTCCTAGTTACTTGGCGTTCTTGGGCATCGGTATAAGTTTCAATGTCATCATATCAATAGCCATTGGCGGCAAGTTCTTATTGTGCTTAATGTTTTTTGCCATTTGTTTTTTGCCCTCATTTAAGATATGTATTTTCAATGCGCGCGAAGCAAATTTAAATTGGGGAATGTTTGTAAATACGCCGCTAGCATTTTGCCTACGGTTTTCATTTCTAGCCCATGCTTCATATACCCATTCTTGTAATTCAATCTTTAAGCGTTTTGCCATTTCATCAATCCGTTTCTTCCGCGCGTGGCGGCTCTTGAGTTTAGTAACACTTGCGAAGTTGCAAGGCGGCGCGCCGTCCAGTTCGGACGGCGCGCGCGCCTAGTTACTTCACGCGCCGCGCTTGCTTGCTTCCCATTGTTCGCCAATGTAGGCGGTGGCTTTTTCTAATTGCTTCAACGCAAACCGTTTTGCGCCCGCTTCAGTACGAAAAGCCCAACGGAATTTAATAACCCGATCTTCTTGGCAACAATGCAAAGTAGGCAACTCGCGGCGCATTGCGCCACCGAAAAAGAACCCGCCATTCTTGCCAACAACCGCGGCGTATATTTGTTTTTCTGTTTTTACTGTTTTGATTGCGTTGTCTATTCCGTAAGTGTTTGCGTAGTTCATTTTCTCAATCCATTTCTACCGCACTCGGCGGCTCTTGTTTTGTCGGGTTGAATCTTTTGATTCATGCCCGCATGGATACTCTACATCAATTCCCTATCTATGCAAGTAGACTTTGCCATATTTTTACAAATTTAGTAGATTTATTTTTGTGGCGGTTTTACGCAATGGCGGGCGGTTTTACCCGCCCGCCGTCCAGTACGGGCGGGGCTTAGACTTCCACCGCTTCAGATTCAACATAATCCGCCGCGCCATGCAAGCCTACTAGCCCGTCCATCATGCCCGTTAGCCGTGAGTTGCGCGCGGGGCTAGCGGTTAGGCTTGGGGATTGCTTCTCGATTTCGGTAAAGCAATTAAATAATTTCCAAGCCGTAGGGCGCGTATAGGCATCATCGCCAAATTCCGCGGCGCGTTCCGCGAATCCGCCGCTTCCGTCCGCGCGCGTCCATTCATGGAGTACGCGCGGTAGTTGCGTAGTATTGATTGCGCGGCGTTGAATGGCGCGCACCATGAAATCATGCGCCACATAGTCACCTTGCCGCCCTTCGGGCAAGGCGTACGCCTTGTAGGCTTCCATGCGTTCCGTTTCGGTAGCCATTGCTTGCGCCATGCAACCAAACGCTTTAGATACCAAGCCCGCCCAATCACGCGAAATAA